TTAAGAAATTCGCACCAAAACTAGGATACGACTTCAGTTCACGTACTGATTCCAAAATGACAGACTTCGAGTTGAGAAGAAGATAATGGAAAATTTCGCAGAATTTATTACCGAACAAAAGAATACTCATATGACTCATATCGAGGACAAAGTCCTATATGGTGGGGTCAGAGGTACGCGCGAAGCAATCAACGCTCTCCGCTCACTACGTGATACCCTTGCCGGTAAAAAGGAAGGTTCGGTATCAGTTAAGTGGGATGGTGCTCCTGCAATCTTTGCGGGTACTGATCCAAGGGACGGGGAGTTTTTTGTTGCAAAGAAAGGCATCTTCAATAAGAATCCGAAGGTTTATAAGACTGCGGCGGATGTTGATGCGGACACTTCAGGGGATCTTGCTGATAAATTAAAAGATGCATTAAGGTATCTTCCAGAATTAGGAATCAAAGGAGTCATCCAAGGAGACTTTCTGTTTGGGCGTGGAGACTTATCATCAAAGAAGATTGATGACAGAACTTATGTGACATTTCATCCCAATACAATTGTTTATGCGGTGCCAGTAGAACAGTCAGAACCGGTTCGTAAAGCAAAGATTGGTATTGTTTGGCATACTACTTATACCGGTTCTTCTTTCGAAACGATGAAAGCATCATATGGTGTTAATGTGGCAGGTCTAAATAAATCTAAGAATGTTTGGTCTCAGGATGCTATGTTACGTGATGCTCGAGGTGCTACAATGACGAGCGCAGAGACCGAAGAAGTAACTAGTATCCTCTCTTCCGCCGGCACTATGTTTAATTCTATATCATCTTCAACGTTAAGTCAACTAGAAAATAATCAAACGTTGGCACAGCATATCGAACAATTTAATAACACATATGTTCGAGCAGGTACGGTGATCACCAATACACGTTTACACACCACTAAACTCATTCGATGGATTAAAGCAAAGTACCAAAAAGAGATAGATGCTAGAAAAACAACGAAAGGAAAAACAGCGCAGCAAAGGAAACTTGATGAACTACTCTCATTCTTTTCTACCGAAAATAAGGCGAGTTTGATCAAAATGTTCGAGTTGCAGAAGTTGATCGTCTTAGCGAAATTAAAACTTATAAATAAACTTAACAGCGTTGGAAAATATAAAACTTTTGTTAAGTCTGCTAATGGTTATAAGGTTACAGGTCAAGAGGGTTATGTAGCAATTGATACGCTTGGTGGTGACGCGGTGAAACTTGTTGACCGTATGGAATTTTCATACAACAACTTTTCACCCGATATTTTGAAGGGATGGCAGAAACCAACGAGGAGATAGTGAAGTGGCAAATCCGCTTTCATTCAAGGATTTCTTGGCAGTAGACTATACGCCAGGAATGCCTGATCAGATTAGTTATAATGCGATGAAGCGCAAACGCGGTCGTATTGGAGAAGACACGACGGACGAAGCATTAAGTTTCGCTGCACGACGTGCGCTCGGTCGAGCGATGATTAAAAATAAAGCAAAGATAAAGATGGGTCGTCGACGCGCAATGCAAAAGACAGCAACCCAAGACGTTATCATGAAGCGTGCACGCAAAGCAGCAAGAAGCACCCTATTCAAAAAGTTCGCCAAGAAGGACAGGTCAGAAATGACACCTCAGCGCCGAGCATCAATCGAAGACCGCATAAATAAGATGAAGGGTAAAGTCGATAAAATTGCTCGTAAGATGATCCCTCAAATAAGAAAGCGCGAGCGCGATCGTAAGTCTGCGAAGTAGGGATTATATTATGACATTTGAAGCACCCTCATTCAAACAATACCTCGTTGAAGAAGAACGCGAAGTATTCTTCACATTCGGTAGAATGAATCCTCCGACTATCGGTCATGGTAAAGTGATGAATGCACTTTCTACCAAGTCGGGCAAGAACCCATACAAGGTTTACCTCTCCCAATCTCAAGATGCTAGAAAGAACCCGTTGTCTTATGACAGCAAGGTAAAGCATACGCGCAAGATGTTTCCAAAGCACTCCCGTAGCGTTATCCTTGACAAAAAATTAAGTAACGTCTTTGAAGTGGCGACAAGTCTATACGATCAAGGATTCAATCGAGTCACAATGGTGGTCGGTTCAGACCGTGTCACTGAGTTCGAGACGCTGTTAGCGAAGTATAACGGAACCAAGGCACGGCATGGTTTCTACAACTTCGAGCGTATTACAGTTGTTTCGGCGGGTGCACGTGATCCTGATTCATCGGGCGTAGAAGGTATGTCTGCATCGAAACAACGCGAAAACGTTAAGAATAATAACTTCACATCATTCGCACAGGGCATACCCAACTCAATGTCAAACCCTGATGCTAAAAAATTATTCAACGATATTCGACGAGGCATGGGTCTCAAAGAATCCTCTCAGTTCAAGAATCATGTTGAATTAAAGAAAGTATCTGACCTTCGAGAGAAATATGTAGAAGGCGGTTTATTCGAAGAAGGCGACCGCGTTGTAATCAAATCAACAATGAAAGAAGGGCATGTCCATCGTCTTGGAGCGAACTATGTAATTGTTGCTCTAGATGAGGGAAGGGTCTCGCGTCAATGGTTAGATCAGGTTGAAAAGACTCAGCAAACCATTGAAGAAGATACGCAGACAGATATCGTAAACTTCATAGATCGAATCACCGGTGCTAAGAAGTACAAACAAGCGATCCGTATCTTCCTCGATCTTCGAAAAAAGAATCCAAAGAATGCCGTCCAAAACCTGAGAAAAACTTCCCAGATGACCGGCATTAATGTTCGATCCCTAGACAAAGCATTTAGAGATATGGTGAAGAAAGGTCAGATGCCGAGTCATCTCCTTAACTATCCATCTTATCAGCGCGAAGAATACTCGCCGCAGAAACATGAATGGGGAACAGACGCTTCTACAGCATACGCTAAGAAAACGACTCCAGGACAGAACGAAGGTGCTCGTCAAGACTCTGACATCAAAGATCGTAAGGGCACACAACCAGCAAAGTATCACTCCGGTTTATCCAAGGCGCAGAAGATCGCTCGCGACCGTCAGTTCAAGAAACAGACTAAGATGAGCGATAGCAATCCTGCTGCATATAAACCTGCTGCTGGAGACAAAACTGCTAAGACAAAACCATCAAAGTACACTACCGCATATAAGAACATGTTTGGCGAGAATGCTATTGACCGCGCAAAGAAAAAGATTGAGCGTGAAAAGGAAGTAGATAAAGTCAAGCATGATAAAATGATGGATCGTGCTCGGGTTCTTAATGTTCGAAAGAAGAACAGAGAAACCAATCCAAACGAAGGCAGAACAGATCCTGTTGCAAAGAACCTGAATAAATATAATAAACCGGCGACTCACCGCGACCGTAAGAAAGACGACAAACGCGGATACGAGAAACATAAAGGAAAGAGAAATGAAATTTAAAGAATTTGTTCTGAATGAAGATGCGTTGGCAGATAAGGCAGCAAAGTCTGGAATCTCTAAAGCGACACTCAAAAAAGTATACAACCGTGGCGTCGCTGCATGGAAGACGGGACACCGTCCTGGAACAACACCGCAACAATGGGGATACGCCCGAGTGAATGCGTTTATCGTGAAGAAAAAGAAAGGTGGACTAAATCACGATAAGGATCTAGCATGAGTAAGACTAAGAAACCGCGTAACAAGAAAATGTCTCCGGCAAAAAAAGAAAGGTTACAGCAGTCTACTGGTTTACAAGATAACAAATTAAATTTAAATGGTTCCGGTTCCGCGAACTTAAAAATGATTAATACTAACCGCGCACAATCAAAAGTATTTCGCGGCGCATCAAGAGGAAGTTAAAATGTCGGCACAAGATAAGTTGGATCGCTCAGCAGCGAAACACGGTTTAGGTTCTGATGCGCGTAAGCGCAGGATTCAGAAGGCGAAAGATTTTTTCAGCAAACCTGTGCCGACATACAGCAAGGACGAGTTGCGTAAGATGGGTCATCCAGTTGAATCAACAGCAGAGTATGGTAAGTCAATGGATAGAATCAAAGACAAAGAAAAGAACGCTGCTATCAAACCGAAGGATCGTGATACTATGGGCAAACTTGCTGACCTCATGAAGAAACAAAAGCGAACCGAAGCATATCGCAAACCTACACAGGCAGAGATTGACGCTGACAAGAGGAAGGACGGTAAGAGCAAGGATACTTCTGACAGATACCGTAACATGAAAAAGAAGATGTACGGTAATGCGATGGGCGGTCTAAAAAAAGAAACGTCAAGTCAAGAGTTCACCGCAGTACCAGTAAACACTGCTGGTGATGTTAGCGGCGGCGACCGTAAGTCAATTGAGAAATTATCTGCTATGATGCAGAAGCGCTCGAAGGATATGCGCCAGAGAGAATCGGTAAACATGAACGAAGCATTGCCAGCACACCTTCAGGGAATTATCGGTAAAGACGGAAACATTGACGCTAAGAAAGTTAAAAAAGATCCAGTACTCAACAAGAACAAAACTAAAGTTACAGATGTGACTCCAAAGGGTTATGGTCCTAAAGAATCAGTTGCGACTGCTGACAAGAAACCACAAAACTACCGTGACCCTGAAACTGGTAAGTTGAAGACTCGCATGGTTCCGGTCGACAAAGATGTTGTTCGCGGTAACGATGTTGCGAAGGTTGTTAAGAAAAAGAAATTTAGGGATGTCAGATAATGAAATCATTTAAATCGCATTTAGAAGAAAGCGTCGATGCGTGCTGCGAAGCGTGCAACGAAGAATTAGAATTAACTGAAGCAGAGTATCAGGGCAAGAAGGTTACTCTGAATAACCCTATTCGCGGTGGTACAAAGAAGTTCTATGTCTTTGTTAAGAACGAAAAGGGAAATGTCGTAAAGGTTTCATTCGGCGATCCGAATATGGAAATTAAACGGGACGATCCAGCGCGACGCAAGTCGTTTCGCGCTCGGCATAACTGTTCCGATCCAGGTCCAAAATGGAAAGCAAGATATTGGTCTTGTTATCAATGGAGATCAGGAGCGAAGGTCGACAGCTAAAATATAAAAGTGTATAAATAAAAAACAGTGTTTGAGCAATACAGTAAGTAGACCTTTCTACTTCACTTGACAATGTTTTCGTCAGGATCAAGCGTTACTTGACAAAAAATTAATGGATCAATTGGAGGACATAATGTCTACATCGAACTACGATGAGCAAATTGCAAGAGTAGAAGAAAAAAGTTCGGAGCGCCTCGAGCGCATTGAGCAAAAGATAGATAAACTTGCTGACGTGATTGTACAGATTGCAAGAGTAGAAGAAAAGATTTCAGATTTAGAAATAAGGAGAGAAGAGCAGCATCAAAGGGTCAATAACTTATCGAAAAAGATTGATAGTATTGACACTCATGTTACTTCTCTTGTAGAAAAGGTTGCGACAATGCAGAAAGTTGGTTGGTTGGTGTTCGGCGTATTTTTCGCTGGTGCTGGTTCC